TTAATTATAATCATTATCACACATTAAGACTTTATGCAAGAGGTGAACAACCTGTTCAAAAGTATAAAGATGAATTAGCTATAGACGGTGATTTATCATATTTAAATTTAGACTGGAAGCCAGTGCCTGTTTTATCTAAGTTTGTAGATATTGTAGTTAATGGTATAGCTGATAGAAGTTATGAGATAAATGCTTTTGCTCAAGATCCAGTTTGTTCACAGAGAAGAACTAAATATGCACAAGGATTAATGACAGACATAGTAGCTAAAGATTTCTTGACAGAAGCTAAAGCTGTTTTAAATGTTGATGGATTTAACTCAGTTGACCCAGACTCAGCTCCTCAAGACAAAGAAGAGTTAGCCGTGCATTTACAAATGGACTTTAAACAAAGTGTAGAAGTAGCTGAAGAAGAAGTTATAAATCAAGTATTAGACTACAACAAGTATGATTTAACAAGGCAAAGAATTTGTTATGACTTAACAGTTCTTGGCATTGGTGCTGTAAAAACTAGATGGGATAGAGCTAGAGGCGTATGTGTAGAATACGTAGATCCAGCTACTTTAGTTTATTCTTATACTGAAGATCCTAACTTTGAAGACTTATATTATGCTGGAGAAGTAAAGTCTGTTTCTTTGCAAGATTTAAAAACACAATTTCCAGGTCTTACTGATGAAGAGATGGAAACAATACAAAAATATCCTGGCAATGCAGAATATTTAAGAAATTACAATGGTAGAAATGACGACTTAACTGTTCAAGTATTATATTTTGAATATAAAACTTATTCTGATCAAGTTTTTAAAATAAAGAAAAATGCTTATGGTCTTGAAAAAGCTTTAGAAAAGCCTGATACTTTTAATCCAGAACCTAATGACAATTTTGAAAGAGTTTCAAGAACTATAGAAACACTTTATACTGGAGCTAAAGTACTAGGTCACCCAATGATGATGCAATGGAAGCTTTCTGAAAATATGACTAGACCTACAGCTGATACTAATAGAGTTTATTTAAATTATGCTGTGTGTGCACCTAGAATGTACAAAGGCAGAATAGAGTCGTTAGTTTCAAGAGCCACTGGTTTTGCAGATATGATACAGTTAACTCATCTTAAAATACAACAAGTATTAGCTAGAGTTGTTCCAGACGGTGTATTTTTAGACGTTGATGGTTTAGCAGAAGTAGATCTAGGTAATGGCACAAACTATAATCCTAGAGAAGCTTTAAATATGTATTTTCAAACTGGTAGTGTTGTGGGTAGATCTTCAACTATTGATGGAGATGCTAATAGAGGTAAAGTTCCAATACAAGAATTACAATCAGGATCAGGTGGTGCTAAAATACAAAGTCTTATACAAACTTATCAATACTATCTACAGATGATAAGAGATGTAACCGGACTTAATGAAGCTAGAGATGGGTCACTACCAGATAAGCAGTCTTTAGTAGGTTTACAAAAATTAGCTGCTGCTAACTCTAATGTAGCTACAAGACACATATTACAAGGACAACTTTTCTTAACTTTAAGAGCTTGTGAAAATATATCTTTAAGAGTTGCTGATTCTTTAAAATTTCCACTAACTAGATCAGCTTTAGAAAACAGCATATCTCAATACAACGTAGGCACATTGGACGAGCTAACTGAATTAAATATTCATGATTTTGGTATATTCTTAAACTTAGAACCAGATGAAGAAGAAAAAGCTAAGTTAGAAGAGAATATTCAAGTAGCTTTGAAAAGCGGACAAATAGATCTTGAAGATGCTATAGATATTAGAGAAGTTAGAAATATTCAATTAGCTAATAAATTTTTAAAATACAGAAGAAAGAAAAAAGCTGAAGCTGCTCAAAAAGCTCAACAAGCTAATATTCAAGCCCAAGCTCAAGCTAACCAACAAACTACTGAAAAAGCAGCATTAGTAGAAATGCAGAAGCAGCAGGCTCTTGCAGAAACTCAAATTCAAATAGAGCAAGCAAAATCTCAGTTTGAAATACAGAGAATGCAGACCGAGTCTCAGCTTAAAAAAGAATTAACGGAATTTCAATTTGGTCACAGTGTTCAATTAGAAAAAATGAAAATTGGTAGAGACAAAGAGAGAGAATCGTTCATAGAAGATCGTAAAGATCAAAGAACTAGAATATCAGGCACTCAGCAAAGTGAAATGATTAGTCAGCGTAAAAACGATATGTCGCCTACTAATTTTACAGAAACTGAAAACCCAGAAGGTCTAGATTTAAGTGCATTTAATATGTCTTAAAACTATTAATTATTATATTATATTATGTCAGAAACAATTCAAGATAAAGAGAAGGCACCTCTTAAAATTAAAAAGCCTAGAAATTTAACTAAAAAAGTAGAACAAACTACTAAAGTTGAATTAAATAAGAAACCAGAACCAGAAACTAATAAAGTAGAATTAAAAGAAAATGCCGTTCAAGAACAAAAAGCAGATGATAGCAATGCTGTTGTCGAAGAAAAAGGAAACAAAGAAAGTGGCGAAAGAGTGGTTGAAGAAGTACGGAGCACCGAAAAAATAGCTGAATCTCCTATAAAAGAAGTAGAGCGTGTAGAACCTGTAGAGCAACCAGTAGTTGAAGAGCCAGTAGCTCCAGCCCCTGTAATGCCTGAGAATATACAAAAGCTTGTTAATTTTATGAAAGAAACAGGTGGAACTATAGAAGACTACACAAGACTAAATAGAGATTACAGTCAATTAGATGAAGCGGCACTACTAAGAGAATATTATAAAAATACTAAACCACATCTTGATCATGATGAAATATCTTTTATTATGGAAGATAATTTTAAATATGACGAAGAAGTGGATGAAGAGCGAGCTATTAAAAAGAAAAAGCTAGCTTATAAAGAAGAAATTGCTAAAGCTAAGAGTTTTTTAGAGGATACTAAAAACAAGTATTACGACGAGATCAAGTTGAGACCGACCGTAAACAATGAGTCCAAAAAAGCGCTAGACTTTTTCAATAGATACAACAAAGAACAAGAAAAAGTAAAACAAATTCGCGATAAGTTTGAAAATAATACTAAAGAGTTGCTGAACGAAGATTTTGAAGGTTTCGATTTTAACGTTGGTGATAAAACTTTTAGGTATAATGTTTCAAATCCAAGTGATGTTGTTGACAAGCAATCAAGCTTAAGTACATTTGTTAAGAAGTTCTTAAACAAAGAAGGTGAGATTAGTGATACTGTCGGTTACCATAAAGCTGTTTATGCAGCTAGAAATGCTGATACAATAGCACAACATTTTTATGAGCAAGGCAAAGCCGATGCTGTTAAAGATGTAATGGCTAAATCCAATAATATAAAAGCAGAACCTAGGCCTAATGCTGGTGGTGATGTTTTTATAGGTGGTTTAAAAGTAAAAGCGGTTAATGGGGTTGATAGTTCTAAGTTGAAATTTAAAACAAGAAAAAAGAACAATTAATAATAACTAAAACAAAAAAACATGAGTTTTAATGTAAGCGGGAGTTTTCCCGCAAGTTTAGTTCCTGCTCAAAATAGATTGGCATTAAATAATAACTATTTAGATTTTAATGCTGCCGGTGGTGGAGGAACTTTTGCACAACAATATCTACCTGAGCTTTATGAAGCTGAGATAGAAAGATACGGAAACCGAACTATTGGTGGTTTCTTGAGAATGGTAGGCGCTGAAATGCCTATGACATCTGATCAAGTAATTTGGTCTGAACAAAATAGATTACATATTGCTTACAGAAAAGTAGATGTAAGTACACCAGGTGGACTAGCAGATGCTGATATTCAAATAGTACTAGATCTTTCTGCTACAGGAGCACAAGCTGCTGATGGAGCTGTAAGAGTTGGTCAAACTGTTTTAGTATCTGACAATGCTACAGGACTTATAGTACAAAAAGGTTTAGTCCAAGCTGTTAAAAGTTCTGCTGGAACTTTACAAGATACTTTAGAAGTTAAACTTTATGGTACTGCTACTAGTTCTTTACCTGAAGGAGCTGCATTATGCAACTTGTTTGTATACGGTTCTGAATTTGGAAAAGGTGCTGTAGGTATGGCTGGATCTATTGAGCCAGGTTTTACACAGTACAATAACAGACCAATGATATTGAAAGATAACTTTCAAATTAATGGTTCTGATACTGCACAAATAGGTTGGGTAGAAGTTGCTACTGAAGATGGACAATCAGGTTATTTATGGTATTTAAAGTCTGAGTCTGAAACTAGACTAAGATTTGAAGATACTTTAGAAATGGCTATGGTTGAAGCTGAAGACATGAATAACGCTACTTATACTGCTTTAAGTCAGTATCAATTTGGTGGACAAGGAGCTTCTGCTGCTGG